ATACATACTCTGTATCTCCGCTTGCCGCCCATTCTTTCCACGCAGGGATACTGGTGTTTTCATTTAAGCCTCCGTCAGAAAGCTCTATTAAATTAATTAAGTAGTCGGGATCAGTAATAACATTTTCATAGTAATGTATCTTACCGTATTGGATTAGATTTACGCTATCCATTTCTTCCATTTTTTTCGTCTGCATCTTTTCTTTCATTTTTACCAGATTTTAGATCAGCTATCTGTCTTTCTCTATCCATCTGTTTCCATAGCTCTTCGCCATATTTATCTTTGTTTGCATGCCATGCTTCCGAGCCTGGATAGCTATACATATAAAAACTTCTAATAAAATACTTTATTCCATTTGTTACAGTCTTTACTCCGTGATAGTATGGTGCTCTTGATGGAAAAATTGTTACATCGCCAAATTCTGGTTGGTACATATGTTTTACATACTCTGCATTTGGATCATTTGATTCATCTTGAAATATCTTAAAGGATACTTGTCCTCCATCATAATCATGATTTAAATACATGCAGCATGTTACAAAAAATTTAAAGCCTGGCTCTTCGGTTTTTTCTTGCTGAAAATCTGTGTGGTATCCCATTACTGATCCAGCTGGTTCAAAACTCTCATGAGGTATATACTTAAGTAGGGTTGCGGTAAAGTGGCTTATCGGAGAGCCTTCTGGTGGAGTCTCTCCAGTAAGCTCAAAATAGTGCTTGGTCGTATTATAAAAAACATCTTCTATGTAGTTATAGAAAAATTTAAGCTTTTCATCTGTGACTTCGTCAAAATTAATATCTTGTTTAAATTCATTATAGGGCAAAACTCCTGGAACATTGTGTGGTCTAGTATCTTTAACTGGAAAGTTTGTCTGCTTGCCATATATGTACCAGTCTACCCACATATTATCAATAGACTTAATGTGTTCAAAACATTCCATAAAATAATCATTATTGAAGACATTTTTGTAAACAATAATCTTTGGAGCTATTTTATAAAAATCTGTACCCTCAAGCATATTTGTTTCCTTTATTCCATTCTTCTTTTTGCTTTGCCTGTTCAATTCTAACTTGCTTTTCTTCTTCTTCCCATCTATCTAATGTTTCTTGATCGTAAACTGAATCTGCGTAATCCCAAAATGAAACCATGGTGTATCTTGTACCTTTGGTTATTTCTGAGACACCGTGAATATTTTCATATCCTCCAGGGAAAACATAATAAGAATAAACGTTTGGCTTAAAAGATAAATAGGTTTTCATTTCGTTATCTTTGTCACAAAAATACAATTCTCCGCCTTCGTAATCATCATTAAGATAAAGTATTCCTACATATTTATTTATTGCAAAAGCATTAGGCTCTCCTTTATTATCTGAATTATCTGAATGTGGGCTTGCAAACCCTCCAACATCCCATTTTTGTGCATGAGAGGTATTTGCTCTAACTTCTCTACCAAATACTAATTCTACTGTTTCTTGATATTTATTTTTTAACTTATCAAAAAATCCATCTGGTAATTCAAATTTTTTCATTGTCTCAGAATCTGTCATAATTCCTTTTCCAGAGGAACCATAAAACGCAATATCTCCCCAATCAACATTACAATTTTCAAAAAAATTAATCATTTTTGGAACAATTTCTGGGTCTATAAAATTAGGTATTTCTACAATTTTATTAGTATATACTCCAAGTACTCCAGCTTTACTTTCTGGAATTTCTTCATCTTGTAAAATAATAAATTTGCTACTATCTAAAACATCTATCATTCCGTTTTTCATTAATGACTCCTTTTTCTTTTTATGTGTTCCGTCACAATATGGGTAAGCTTTTGATCTTCCACAAGTACATTGCTTCATAAATGCAATCCATTATTTTTGCCAAACAATTTATGTAATTCTTCAGCATTAATTTGACCTACATTTCTATTTTCTTTAATTCTGTCTTTTTCCATTTTATCCCAAATTTCTTTACCATATTTATTTTCATTTTCTATCCATTCTGGTGATCCTTCGTAATCAAATTGCCAAAATGATCTAATCATATACCTATCTGTGCCGTCTGCTCTTCTAACTGCATGATAGTATGGTGGTGAGGAAGGAAATACTATTACGTCTCCTTTTTTAGGTTTGTGAGACAATATATCATCACCAACTTTAAAACAAATTTCCCCATTTTCATAGTCATCATTTAAATAAAATGTTGTAGTAATTCCAAATTTAATTCCTGGTGCATCTTTTTCTAATTGTACAAAATCTGTATGGTAGTTCATAGCATAATTATCTGTTATTCCCGCACCTTCAAAATATTTATTTATTGATGCTGGGTATTTTACCCAATTATTAAAAGATATGTCTGTATAAGAATTTAAAAAATTACTAGTTACGTCATAAAAGATTTCTCCTAATTCTTTTGTTAAATCCGCCCTTAAAACATCGTTGTCGGTTTCTACTTGCCAACGTCTAGAATTTATATATTCTTCTCTTGTTGGAAATGATGTAAATCTAATTGGCGCTTCTTGAAGAGGCAGCATCGTCCCAAACGTATACCACTCTTCCCAAACAACACATTTTTTTGCTTTTTCCAAAAATAAATCTACATCATTAAAAACATTTCTATATATATGTATTTTTGGATAAATCTTTATAATTTCTAATTCTTTATTCATGGTTTTTTATCTCCAGTGTGCTCTAATATTGTCCAAAAAAATGGAATTACATATCTAATTCCACTTGTAATTTCTTTAACTCCATGACTATATCCAACATCTCCTGGGAAAAAATAAGCTGCCCCTGGTTTTGGTTTAAACTCTACTCCTTGATTTAAAAAATATAGTTCTCCGCCTTCGTAGTCATCATTAAGGTAAAATAATCCAGCTAAATCGTACCAAGGAAAATCATTTGGCTCTCCATTTTGTAATTGTTTATCTGCATGCGGTTCCTGTTTATATCCAGGCATCCATCTTACTATAGCTGGACTAGTGGGTTTTGCATCGACATTAAAAAAATTATCAACTTCTACTTTAAGTCTTTTTACAAGGTTTTCAATAACAATAGAAATTTCTGGATCTATTGAATCTAAAATTGGTCTTGATGCAACTCTATTGTCCCAATAAGATGAATCATATATTACAATTCCATTATCATTGTAATGAGTTTCTGTCTTGTCCCATTCATTAATTGATTTTGCTGCATTTAGCAAAAATATTTTTTCTTCTTCTGTCATAAAATTTTCTCTTGATTGTATTTGATCTGCAGAAGTCCCAAAAAATCCTGGAGGGGTTATTGATACTCTATTTTCCCAATTATGTGCACCGTTTGCTAATTCTTTATCCATATATTCATTATACCATTCTATTCGTAAACTCTTTTAGACCAAACTTCATTTTTATATACTCCACCATCTTTAACTCTATATTTATTGCTATTTTCTTGATTTTTTTTATGCAAGTTATTTGGGTTTTCTATTATAATGTCTGAATCCCAGTCTTCTCTTTTAAATGGAATTATTTGTGCGTATGGTGTTCCTGCTGGAATTACGCCTTCAAACCCTTTAACAATAAAAAATGGCATAGTTCCTGGCAAATTAATTTTATCGTTATCTACAATTCCAGTTGTCATTAAAAATGGTAAATCAAATCTATTAAATGGTGTTGTGTATAAAGCGCTATATCCTTCTGGTAGTTCTATTGCCCAATCTGGATACCAGGCAAAATGTTCTTTGTAGTATCCTTGTGGGTGTACGAATTGTGGCATTGGTTGTCTTTCAGAACAAAAATCTTTAAATTTAGGTTCTTTAATTTCAACAGACATTTTATTATTTTTTAAATAAAATTTAATATCACATGGCGTTTTTAAAACATACCCTGTACCTAATATATCAAATATTGCTGGGCAAGCTTTCCACGTAGGAATTTTTCCCCCGTCTGGTCCTTGCCAATAATCTTTTGTAATTGGGTTAATTGCAAACCTATCTGCTTTTCTAAACCAATCTGGAATTTCTTTAATTGCAGGCATTGGCTTAGATACACTATTTTTATTTAACCACGGCCTGTTAGAAACAAATTTGATTTTATTAAGCATTGTTTTGTTCTTTTGTATTATCTATTACTTTAAGCTTTAAAGACTTAACTTCGTGCTCACCAATAGAATTACCAGTTTCGTCAATAGCATCTCTGTACCAATCTGTCCAATTTCCACTTTGATTTATTACTTGTGCTGCGTCTCCATATTTTTTTAATTTATCTCTATATTCATCAGTAGATATAAAATTATTTATTTCTATAGATTCATCTTTTAAAGAAGTAAGAGAAATTGGAATAATTGTAGCAATTGGTGTTCCAGCTTTTATAGTAATTTCTTTGTTTGGAATTTTAACTTTAATTGCTAATGGAAAATCTACATTAAAAAAAGATGTACTTATTAAAGATGACATTACCTCAAAATCTTCATAAAAATAATTTTGTGGAGTAATGCTTAGTACGCTTATATTTTTTTCTGATTTTAATATAAGTCCTGTATTAAAACTTACTGAGCCCTGCCCTCTTCCAGTATAGCAATATTGCTCTCCTGACAAAATTTTAACTCTGTCTGGGGTTGTGTCTATTTTCCCATCCCATATAAATGAAACGTCTACTGGACAGGACAGCGTCCAGCCTATAGTATTGGCCATAGTTACTGGGAAACACCTATATGCGTGTCCGTCAGGAGTTTCATCCATCCAGTCTCTTTTTACTGAAATTGGATCCAATATAAATGAATTTGGGTTTGTTTTATATGCTTTTAATATCGGCATTAGTCACCAGTGTCTTCATACATTGCTGGTGTATGAAACTTTGCGCTGTAATCTAGCATTGTAACCAAAGAATATTTAGTTCCAGACTTAACTACTTTAGCCTGATGGGGGTACATGTATGTTGAAGGGAATATATATAAGTCGCCAGCCCTTGGTTTAATATTTAAATCTTGTAGTCTAAAATATAATTCTCCGCCCTCGTAATCATCGTTAATATAACCTACCAAAGAGACTGTGCAGTTATATGAAAATCCATGATCATGGTGCTCCATGAAATGATGACCAGGAACATATTTAATAAAATTAAAAGCTTCCCAATATTGTAGTCTATGTATATTATGTTTTTTGCAATAGTCATCTACTGCTGGTGCTTGTCTGTCATAGCAATCTTGCCACAATTCTTGCATTTTTAATGATATAGGAGATTTGTCATTAGCTATATCTGATTTTTTAAATTTAAAATCAACGCATTCTCTGTATTCTGGCATTCTTTCTTGATATCCTACATAGGCTGGCTGCCATGTCCATCCTGGAGTATTGCCATCTAAATTTGACTCTAGTCTATTAATAATGTCTAGGTCTTTTGTTAAAACATCTCTATATACCCAAATTCCTGATCCTAAATCTTCTGCGCTTGACCAAGTTTGTTTATTCATTATTTGTTCTCCTTATGTCCTAATAGGTTAATATCCATCATAACTACAACTGAGTACTTGTCTCCAGAAATCATTGGTTCTGAAGAGTGCTCGTATATATAGTTTGATGGGAATATTACTACATCGCCACGTTTTGGCTTGTATACTAATTTGTCTAATCTTGGAAACGCTATTTCTCCGCCTTCGTAATCATCGTTTAAATAAATTACAGCAGATACTGTACAATTATAATGCGGTCCATGATCTGCATGAACCCTAAAATGTTGTCCTGGGCTTGTGTATTTTACAAAGTTAAATGCTTCATAGTATATTACATTAATTCCCCAATATTTACAATAATCATCTATACATTTTTTTAATACATCATATATTGATTGATGCATATCTAAAAGTTCTGAATTGTTTTCATTTCTTTGTCCAAGGTTTTCTGGCTTAAATTTAAAATCAACACAGTCTCTTGCAGATTTTACTGGTTTGTCGGAAGTTGTAACTTGTGCTTCTGACCATTTATAAATTTTACCATTAGTTAATTTATCTTCTAATATTTTAATTGATTTTTTACAAACATCATCTGTGATAGCTGACTGATAGATATTTAATCCAATTCCTGGATTTAAAACTTTAATATTTTCAAAAGATCTTTCTACTCTAAAGGAAGTTGATTCTGACCTATCTTTTGTAAACCAAGGATTGCTGTCTATATCATAAATATCTGACATTTTATTCTTTCTGCTAGAAATATATTATATATAATTATATATATATTGTCAAGAATACCAAAACCCCCTTTTGGGGGGTTTTGATTATTAATCTATTACTTATTGTGAGTTAATATATCTCCTGCAAAGTACCAGTTATGTGGGCTGCAACTAAATGTATAAACATCTTTTGCTAATTCTAAAGTTATTTTATCTACTTTAGATACTTCAACTTCTGAGATAATCTTACTCATATCTAGTGATTCAGATAAGTTGTCTACTGAGATATTTATTAATATATCTCCCTCTTGAACTGTACCTGCCTCGACTACACGATATTCGTTATTACGCTTTACAAATATTGGGTGAGTCTCTGTGAATTGAGCTTCGCTGTTTCCATTGAAGTAAACTCTGTCTTGCTTGTCTGAGACTATCACATTTGTAACCTCTGTGTGTGCTAGGTTGGTTATTATTAAGTCTTGAACGTTTATTTCAAGAGGAGTTGAGTTAGGTTGATTTATTAAACCTAGAGCATCAACTGTTAACAATTTATCTCCAACTTTAATTTTTCTTGCTGGCTTTGGGCCTTCGCTAGTTAATATTAAAGTATCTCCATCAACACATGCTGGGAAGTAAGGACCGAATCTTGGTGGGAAGAACGGTGGGAAGTAAGGACCGAATCTTGGTGGGAAGAACGGTGGGAAGAACGGTGGGAAGAACGGGAAGAACGGGAAGAACGGTGGGAAGTATGGTGGGAAGAACGGGAAGAACGGGAAGAACGGTGGGAAGTAAGGTGGGAAGAACGGGAAGAACGGGAAGAACGGTGGGAAGTAAGGGAAGAACGGTGGGAAGTAAGGTGCTGTTGTTGTAACTGAATTAGTAGTTTCTCCTTGTGATGTTCCATTATCATTAATTGCATAAATAGTATATGTTTGTGATGTATTTGCTGTTTCTGAAATAGTTTTTGGTGACGTAGAGTTTGGATATGAAGGTCCATCTGATGAAACAACTGTAAAGCTAGTAATTGCTTTACCTCCAGTTGCTCCTGCTGACCAGGATACTACGTCTTGATCAGCGCTTGGTGATGCTGCGCTTACAGAAACTGGCTTTGCTGGCACAGTAGTAATTAATACAGAGCTAGACTCTGTTGCAGCAGAAGATCCTGCTGCATTGCTTCCAACTACTGAAAATGTATATGATGTATTTGAAGATAGTCCTGTAAACTGAAAAGATGTATTAGATGTAGTTTCAGTTGTTGATGATGGAGTTGTTGTTATTGTATAACTTGTAGCTTCTGGTGAGCCAGCTGGTAGAGACCATGATAAATTTGCTGCTCCGTTATTAAATGTCCTAGATGTTCCTACATCTGTAGCGGTTAAGCTTTCTACAGGTTTTGGCTCTAAGAAATCGTTTGCTGCTTGGGATTTTCTACCAGATCTTTTACTCATTTATAATTCTCCTTATGACTTCAGGTCGCCGTATACTACCCAAGAGTTTTCTGCTCTCTTAAATAGTGTTGCGGATGACCATTGTGTCCGTAGTTTTAATCCAGGAGTAGCATTTACTGTTACGCCTGTATCTCCTGCAATTGTAATTAAGCCAGTATTTGTACCAAGTATATCTAGAGTTGTTCCAATTGGATAAGCAACTGCTGAGTTAGTTGGGATTGTTATTGTTACTGGGCTTGTAGAATCTACCTCTATTAATGAGTCTCTTTCAGATGCTGCAGACAATGTGTAGTTTGCAGTTTTTGAAATAATTGGAGTTCTTGAAGGAACGCCTTCTTTAGTTTGAGTTCCATCTGTAAATGCTACACCTGCTGCTGCAACTGTTACTGTTCCAGTAAATGTTGGTGAATCAAGTGGGGCTTTTAATGCAATGCTGTTTGTAAGTGTTGTGCTTAAGTTTGCATCATTTCCAAGAGCGGTTGCAATTTCTCCAAGAGTATCAAGTGTTGAACCTGCACTATTTACAAGTGCTGCAACTTCTGCACGAACAAACTCTGTAGTAGCAATTTGTGTGGTATTAGTTGCTGCTGCTGCAGTAGGCGCTGTTGGGACTCCAGTAAGTGCTGGTGAGGCCAATGGGGCCTTAAGGTCAAGAGCTGTCTGTGTTGCTGATGATACTGGCTTATTAGCATCTGACGTATTATCAACGTTTGCTAATCCAACATCTCCACTTGTAAGTCCAATAGGTGTATTAATTACTGGTGAAGTTAAAGTCTTGTTAGTTAAAGTTTGTGTTCCAGTTAAAGTGGCAACTGTTGAATCTATTGCAACTGTTGTTGCTGCTCCACCATTATAAGATGTACCAGTTAAACCAGTTCCAATTGTTAATGTGTCTAAATTAGTTCCAAGTGCTTTTCCTGAAATTGTTGAATTAGAAAGCTTATCATTAGCAATTGATCCAGAAAGCATTGCATTTGTTACTGTGGCAGTATCTCCCTGAGTTACGGCAGTTCCTGATATTTTAGTTTTATCAATTGCTGCACCAGAAGAAATATTTGCATTGCCAATTTCAGTTGTATTTTTTGCAAAATAAGTACTTGTTGCATTTGCTTGAGTTAAATATGTTGTGCCAGCATTTGCTTGGGTTAAATAGGTTGTACCTGCGTTTGCCTGTGTTAAATAAGTTGTACCTGCATCTGTTTGTGTTAAATAAGTACTTGCTGCATTTGCTGATGATAAATATGTACTAGCAGCAACAGATAGTGTTAAAAACATGTCTTGATCTACACGTAATTCATCTCCAGTTTTAATAATTCCGTCACCAGCTGTAATAGTTGCGGTTCCTGAAATTTGTGTAAAATCAATATTGTCTGTTCCAATTCTTACTGATTTATCGGCATTAGTTCCTTCATAAATTTGTGAAAATTGTTTTAAAAGATTTGTTGAACCAGTTATTACAAAAACTACGTCACCTTGTGCAACATCTGCTGGTGTTTTTTCTTCTGAATTATTGTAGTCTAGAGCTCTTGTTAAAACAGCGGCTGCGCTTGGTCCACCTACAGTTGTTACTGTATATATACCGTTGTGTAATTGATTAGCTTGATCTTTAACTAATACTCTTGAATTTAAATCTAATGCAACTCCGTCTATAGATATAGCACCATTTGCATTCATAGTTAAAGTTGCGCCAATACCAGTTCCACCTGCTTGATCTGCTGATCCTGCTGCATAAGTTGCATTTAAACTTGCTGTTGTTGCAACTTCTACTGCTTGGTGGTAATTTAATGATGATAATACTGATCTTAATGCTTCTGTTGTTGCAATATATCCTGTATCTATACCAATTGTTATTGTATTTGCACCATCGTCATAAACTTTAGTAATACCACTTCCAGTTGTAAAAGCTGAATTTACTGCATCCTGTGCAAGTTCTTCAATATCTGTTATAAGTGCTACTGTTCCTGTAGCATTTGGAAATGTAATTGTTCTATCTGCTGTAGGATTTGTTACTGTTAGAGTTGTTTCATATGCGTCTGCAGATGAGCCCTCAAGAATAATACTTGATTTTGGAATTAATAAATTGCCATCGACATCTAATTTTGCTGGTCCACCTGCATTGCCAACGTCTGACAACAAAACGTAATCTGATTGTACTGTATTTGTTAGTCCATTTACTTCATCATCGACATAAGATCTAAGTGCAACAACTGATGAATCAATATTAAGAGAAATTGTGTTTGTGCCATCGTTGTAAGATTTTGTAAGACCTGACCCCATTGAAAGGGCATCATTAATTGCATCTTGTGCAATTTCTGAAATTGATGGTGAGTCTGCTGCAATGTATGAAAGGCTGGTCCATGCTGTGCTTCCAGATCCGACCTTAATTTTTCTGGTGTCTGTTTCAACACCTAGTTCACCTGCGGCTAATGTAGGATTTGCTGAGGTCCATTCTGATGCTGTTCCTCGTCTTACTTGAATTCTTACTGTTGACATATTTATTACCCCTTATTTGCTAATTATAGCATTTATTTTTTATTAGACTATAACTCCAGAATCGAATGTTAACCCATATGTTGAAGTTGATGGGTTTCCACCGTCTGCGAATTTAGTTGCTGTTGTACTTACTCCGTTTGCCTGAACTGTATAGATTGGAAGACCATTGTAATCAATAGCCAGACCAACATCCATAAAGCCTATTTCTGTTGCCATATCTGGAATATCTGCCACAAATGCAATTGGACTCCAGGTTCCATTTAATTGGATCTGTAGTTTGTTTGTTGTTGTGTCAAATCTAAGGGGGGTTGAACCTAATACGACGTTAGAATCAAATGTGGCATCTCCTGCGACATTTATTCCATTCTTAACTTTAAAGTTTTTATCTAATGTTGCCATTTAAGTTCACATATCCCCTAATTGTTTTTTGTGGGGAGATTCAGGCTCTCCCCTAGCCTTTTATTTAATTATACTAACAGTGTACCAGTGATTAATACTTCGGTATTGTTATTTGCAGGTGTTACACGAATTCTTACATCTGTTCCGCTTACATCTGCTGAAACTGTTTGAAGTGCAACTCCACTTGTTGATGACATTCCATATTCTGTGATATAGACGTTATCTGAAGAGTCTAGAGTTACCATAATTTTTGCAACTTCTGTGTGATTTCCATTTTTTGACTTAACAAGGAATTCTCCGCTTCGGTATGAAGCCTTTGCCCATGCATAAGCTGTGGTTGCGGCTGCGGTAACAATATTACCTGTGGTTGCAGCAATTTGCTTAGCTACTGAGTTAACATTTACTGCTGTAAACGCTGTGGTTCCTGCAGTTACTCCAGAAAGAGCAGATGATGCTGTGGCTTCTGCTGCTGCTTGAGCGGCGTTAGCCTTTGATGTTGCATCTCCTGATGCTGTGGCTTCCGCTGCTGACTGTGCTGCGTCTGCTTCTGCTTTAGCAAAAGCTGTTGTAGCTATTTGAGTAGTATTTGTGTCTGCTGCTGCTGTTGGGGCAGTAGGTACTCCAGTTAATGCTGGTGATGCTAAAGGAGCTTTTGTTCCTAGAGCTGTCGTAATAGTTGTTGTGTAGTTAGCGTCATCATTAATTGCTGCTGCTAATTCATTAAGAGTATTAAGAAGGTCTGGTGCGCCGTCTACTAAATTGCTAACTGCTGTTGAAATTGCAGTATTACGATTTGATACCTCTGTTGAAATTACTCCGTCAACATAGCCTTTAGTTGATGCATCTGTTGAATCTGTTGGTGTTAAAAGGCCAGTAATCTTTTGATTGTTTAAAGCTACTGCTGCAGATGGTGCGCCGATAGAGTTTAATGTAAACTCTGAAGGGTCTACAGAAATTGCTCCTGTTGCATCATCATAATCAAGACCATTGCCTACAGAGTTTCCTACAGCATCTTGTGCTCTTTCGTCTGTAAAGTAAAGGTTTGTGCCTTCTGAAATATTTGTTGTTGAAGCATTTGCTGAATCAAATTTATTGTTTAATTGTGTTTGAATTGAAGAGGTTACGCCATCTACATAGTTAAGTTCTGTTGTAGAAAGTGTTGCACCATCAAGAATGTTAAGTTCTGTAGCGGTTGCTGTAAGGGCTACGCTTTCATTTATGTTTGGTAATGTTAAAGTCTTATTTGTTAATGTTTCGGTTTTGCTTGCAGTTGACTTATCGTCTAATTGTGTCTGAATTGAAGATGTTACGCCATTAAGGTATCCAATTTCAGTGTCAGATACATCTGCGACACGAGCCTGAATTGTGGATGTGTCAACAGATATTGCACCTGTTGTATCGTTGTATGAAAGTCCAGTTCCGACTGCATTACCGACGGCATCTTGTGCTTGCTCGTCTGTGTATGTTACTGCGCCAGTTAAACTAATTGTTCCAGTAGTGTCATTATAACTTACTGAAATATTTGTATGTGTTCCGTCTACAAGTTGTGCCGCTACGGTATCTTGAATAAATTCTAGTGAGTTTTCAGTAAGGATATTAGATCCATTTACTGTAGCTGTTGATCCCTCAACAACTAAACCATTCTTAATTCTAAAGTTTTTATCTACTGTTGCCATTTTTTTGTTTCCCCTTACGCCTTAAAATTTTAAGGCGGTTCTATAATATCTAGCGGTTATAGATCCACTTGTCGGTGTTACTTTCAAACTAATTATACCTGAATTTTCTTCTAATTGCACAGTATAAAGAGAAGTATTTGTGTTTGATGATATTTCATATCTATTCATATGTAAGTCTGTTCCATCATTAACTATATCTAGTTGATCAGAAACAAACAAGTTGTCTTTTTTGATTTGTAGTGTATATCTTATTGTTGAATATAGAGATTTAGCAAAACTGTCTACTGTTGTTTTGTTCTCTATTCCACTTATTGTTAAATCATTATTTCCTTCAAGACCTAACAAAAGTTCTGCTACTGAGGTGCTGTTTTCTATGTCAGTTAAAGTTGTTTGTATTGCTGCAATCTTGTATTGAATAGAATTTGAATCATTAGAGCCATTTGCTCCAATTTTTGTTTCTATTGCTTCAACAGCATCATTAAGATTTATATGCTGTTCAGAGTGCGACGGACTAGATAATGGATCCGTTGAATTAGGATTTACCAATGTATCTAATGAGTTTGGAAAGTTTGTTGCCATGTTTACCTCTTAATTATGACTTAAGATAATTATATCATCTGATATTTATAATTGCCTAAAATATTAAGCTTTTCCGCCATCTAACAGTGATAGTTCTAAGAAGCTAGGATCTTCAACAATATCTGAAGGTTGGCCTCCATCAAATCCTGTTATCTTAGGAATATTTTCTAAAACACTTGCGACATTATTTATCTCTTTAAATGTTATTGGGTTTTCAATATCAATTGTATGTATTGCTCCATCGTATGTATGAGTGTGTAAATAAAATGGTGCTGGGTCTGTATTACTTGCTATTGTTACCCATATTGCTCCGTTATGAATCTTTAAAGCCTTTTCTGTTGTATTAAAAAAGACATCGCCTTCCGACCCCGCAGGGTCGGATGCTAATGTTGCTAAATTTAATAAAGACTTTAGTTTCAATTTGTTATCCTATAACTACTACTTTGTATGCTCCAGATGATGGTGCGGTTGCAAATTTAATTGTTACCGCTGAATCGGATGTAAGTTCTACATCTGTTTCAACCTTAGCATATGGAGAGGCTACTTCTGAAACCTGAACTAATACATCAGTAGATCCTAAATTGTGAGTTACTGTATAAGAAGTTGCAGAGGTTGAAAGGGTTTCTACATACTTCCTAGTAATAGCATGATAGTCGGCACCGTTATTTGTAAGTGTCCACTTGTCATCTGTTTCATTCCAAATAATTGATGTATTTGTAGAAGTTCCACGCTCTACTTCAATTCCAGCGTTTGCTAATGGGGAACCTGTAACGTTGCTATTTAAAACAACTACGTTATCTTCAATTGTTACTTGTTCAGTATTTAAAGAAGTTAATGTTCCATTAACTGTTAAATTTCCACCAACTGTTAAGTCGCTGGTAATTGTTACGCTATCTGGAAGTCCAATTGTTACTGCTGAATTTTCAGATCCAGAGCCAGAAACTTCAATTTCATTAGCTGTTCCAGCAATTGTTGCAATATAGTTACCAGTTGTATCTGTTCCAAGTGTTACAGAGTTTGGTTCTATTGTTGTGGTGATTGTTACATCGCCAAGATTTGTCATTGTTGCAGTGCCAGTTACATCTCCTGAAAGTGTAATTACTGGATCTTTATTAAGAGATACTGCGCCTGCTGTTACTGTAAAATCTGTTGAGCTAAATGAGGCAACACCTTTATTTGTGTATGTTGCATCTTCTGCTGATACGGTAATTGTGTTGTTTGTTACGGCAACGTCAATTCCTTCTCCACCTGCAACGGTTAATGTATCGGTTAATAAATCAACTGTGTCTGTTCCAGTGTCTCCAGCAATTGAAAGATTGGTTGCTACGTTTACTGTTCCTGCCGCAGTCAAACGACCTTGAGCATCTACTGTAAATGTAGGAATTGCTGTTGTAGATCCGTATGATCCAGCTGTTACTGCTGTGTTGTCTAAATCAATTGTTGTAGTGCCTGTTGAATCGCTATATGTTGCTGTTAGTCCAGTGCCACCAGAAACGTATGCTCCAATAGCATCTTGAATTACTTCTAGGGATCCAGATGTAGAAATCCAGTTTGTTCCGTCATAAAAGTATACAATTTTATCTACTGTATTGAAATATATTTGACCGTCTACTGGGCTTGAGGGCGCAGTACTAAGGTTTTGAATTCGAGCATTTTGTAATTCATTTTTGTTAAGGTCTAAGCTAACTAAAAATTTTCTTGCCATTTTACTTCTCCTTTATGACAGGTATGCTGTCCCTGAAAATGGTTGAGCCATTGTCAGTTTAATCGTGTTTGCATTAACATATTCTAGTCCAGTTTCAACTGTTTCACCTGAACTATCTTTTGTTGTTACGTTTGGAAAAAATCCTAAATTATGTGTTATTGATACTGAATATACGTTGCTAACTGGTCCAGTTACTTGAGCTATTTCCCATGATTGAGAAAATGCAAAATCTGCACCTTCTACAGCCAATTGAATTATGTTTGCGTTAGTCCAAGATGTGTCTGTAAGTTTTGGTCCATAGAATTCATGTGTAGTATTATTAACATAAAAATCTCCTGTGACCCCAAGATTGTTTGATGGGGCAGAGTTTCCATTTAATATAGTTCTTCCAGCAGGACCTTGTGGTCCTGGTGATTTTATAATTACTTTATTTTTTACTTCTGTTACTATTACTTTTTCTGTTGACATTATATAGTTACCGATCTACTGAGAGTTAAAAACCCTTCAAGGAGTTTTATTTTATTCCCGTTAGAATCGACAACCATAATGTCATAAGAAGATTTTGGATAAAAGAGTTTATTTGTCTGGGTAGGTGTCATTTTAACGGTTAGTGTTCCAGTTGCGCCATTAATTGTTATACCACCAGAGGGTGATGTTAGTGTAAATGCTAGTTTGGATCCACCTTTAGTATCACGTACTTGCATCTTTGCAGTTGCATTTACTAAACTTATTGGTGTGACTTCATCCTCTAAGGTGTATTGAACCTCAAAGGTGAATGTAGCATTTTGATCTACTTCAAAATTCTTTTGTACTGCCATTTTCAAAATCTCCTAAAATAGGAAAACTCCTATGCTTATTTTAGCACAGGAGCCTTCTTAATTCAGTTTACTAAATTACTTAGCTGACTTGAAACCAAACTCTTGATTGCTTGGTGAAAGAGCCTTTAAAATTACTGGGGCTACTGCTGCAATTCCACCCATCAAAAGGTCCCTTGGATTTGTATTACCAGTCATGTACAAAGCTATTGCTGCTGAAAGGAATGCACGAGAATACGTTCCAACCGCTGCTAAGATTTGTTCTGTCATTGTTATTACTCCATCGTTATTTAGATCTTTTTTCATTAAGATCCTCCTATTTCTGAGCCTTGTGCCCAGGAATTTTGGGGGTTACCCAATACTAATATAATACCACTATGCAGAGATATCTACAAGTTCACAATTTCCGTCAGACGTACATGCAAGCGTGGCGTTTGTAGAAGTTCCATCTTCTGTTTCATAAAAAGATAAATCTTCCCAACGAATAGACTTTGGCATCTTAGACAACAAGTCTTCGTATTCTTTTTTTGTTATTTCTTGATATGGTGCTTGCTTGTATGAATGATCAGAAGAAGGCAAGAATGAGATTCCAGAAACTTCATCAAAGTTTTTGTATACCCAGGCGCCAACTTCCATCCATTCGTCTTCTTTTACTGACACAGTAATTGAAGGCTTATGTTCACACCATGCTCTTTGATAAACAAGCCATGTGTTTAAATGATCTATAGCGGTTAAATCGTTTCTAACAATTGCATCGTCTGGAGATTTTATTGGAAAAGAAAATACATATGTTTCTGTTGGTTTCATAACGTCATCTTCGACTGGTATGCCCACTTCTTTTAAGAAAACAGAGATTGGGTCTGTCTTTGATCCACGAACTGTTCTAATATAATATTTAGAGTGCCACGGATGCATTCCAGAAGAAACGCCGACTAGCTGCGAGACTGTACCTGATGGCTTAACGCAAGTAATTGCTGCTGACTCTTGAATTCCAATTTTTTTAGCCTCTTCAGCATTTACCTTTCTTGCTGATTCACGAAGAGATACAAGAGTTTGCTCTAGTTTGTCTAAACCTTCTTGTCCAGAAAAGAATTTATGTCCAAATTGTCCTGTTAAAGATACGCCAAGCAGTCTTTCTTCTTCTGTATTATCTTTCCAAATTTTACGCAAATATTTAAAGTCTGTTAATGTAGATTGCCACGTTCCTAAAATAGTGGCAAGTCTTACTTTATTCTTAACATCATCAACTGTATCCTTTTCACGTAATACGACTTCTGAAAGGTTACAAAACTGATAAGGACGCAAAATAATTTCTGAGCAAGGGTTTGTCCCATAGTGTATTTCAGGATCCCGCCTTCCATATCTAGCTGCTTGTGCTTGTGCAGCGGCAACATTATAAATTCCACGTTCTCCAGATTTTGAGTCATAAAGATTTTTCCATTCTGCTATAAATTGTGCCATTTCTGGTTTTCTAGAATAAGCAACTGAGTTATTTGACAATGCTCTTTGTGGACTATTCTCCCACCAATTACCTGACTTGGCTGCTGCCATTTCAATATCATTAATATTAGAAAGAGATATCATTGCAGATCTACGAACGCCACCAACTACAACAACTTCTCCAATTTTACACATAAGGTCATGACACTCAATTGGCTTTAAGTTTCTTCCAACTGCATTTTTAAATATCTTAATTGTAAAATCAAAAAGATTGACCAATGGCTGTGGTCCTGAAGATCTTCCGCCCATAGTTTTAAGTCTTGCGCCTGCGGGTCTAAGTTTAGTTACATCAACTGCTGGAATCTGTCCAGACCAAAGCAATGCTAATAGTTCACGATATGCTTTTGCCCAACCTTGTTTTGAATCTTCTACTGTAATTACTGTAGTTGATTTTTCCAAAGATTCTGGGACGGCAGGAAGTTTATTAATATATTTATACTCAACAGAAAACCCTACGCCAGTGCCACACATAAGAATGTACATTGTTTCATCAAATGAACGTGGTGAGTCAACTGGAACAAATGAACAATTGTATCCAGCAACATGATCTCTTTCTAATGCTGGACCAGAAGTCATTACTGCTCTCATTGATGGCATAACGTTTCTGTCTAAAACTGCTTGTTTTAATTCTGATATTAATTTTGCTGAAGGTTCGTATGAGTATTCTTTAAATAAATGATCTAGCATAAAAGAAAAATATCTATCTACAGTTTCTTGCCAATTTTCTCTGCGGTTTTCTTCTGGAACCCACTTTGCATATCTAGATAATGCAATAAAATTTTCATATGGGTTTTCAATTGTAAATGACATTTATATACGACCTTTTCTCCGCCAACGCAGTTTTAAAATTTGATTGAAGTCTAAGTGTACCAAACTTTATTTTATTGGTCTAGGTTTTAATTAAGTTTTTTTAAAATTTTATCAAATGAATTCTTAGTCAACTGTTTCCAATTATAATCTTTATGTATTTTAGTTGACTGAGCAAAATAATATCCTGAATATGCATTAAAGTTTATTGAAACGTCTCTCATAAGTTCAAGTAGGTGTTGATAGTTTGGCTCAAAAACTTTTCCTTCGTGTGGGAATGGCCAAGGTGAATCTATTAGTTCTGATTTTAATTTTAATGGACCTAAATATTTTTCGTAATGCGCCCAGCCGCTTGTACAAATTGTTGGCATGCCAGTTGCTAGTGCTTGCAGTGGAATAAATCCAAATCCTTCTCCATAGCTTGGATATACTAAAACATCATGAGACTGATACAGGTTTACAAGTTCTTCGTCATTTAAAACATCTGTAATTACAGACACATTGTTGTAATATTTATCTGGAACACCTAAAATATTTTTATCTAGATAATTGTTATATACTCTAGTTGTATTTATTTGATCTGCTTTAATGGTTAATGAATATCCTTCTTTATTTCCAAACAAGCTGCCGAATGCATCTAGTACCATTTGTCCAGCTTTTCTTGGTGCTGGTTCTCCTATATGCAAAAATTTAATTACACCCTCTTCTTTTCTTCTATTTGGTATCCACATAGGATCAATGCCGTGTGGGTATACATTAGAAACCTTAAAACCATTATCTTCAAATACATTTGCACACCAATCTGAAGTTACCCAAACTTCGTCGCATGCATCCATATAATATTTCCAATCTTTTGGAATTACAGTAGATTCCCATGGTGTATAACTAATTTGATATTGATTTTTATGTAATTTAAAATGTGATGGTTGTGAAAAATTTAATTGTAATTTAGATTTTGGATCTTGAAATGGAGTAAAGTGTCCTAAGTTATTTAAAGATTTTATTATATTTTTACTTGCATATCCGTATCCATTATTAGTTCTCAGGTTAACAATAGGCGTAGAAAATGAAATATTCATAAATTCTTTCTGGTCAACTGGGTTGACACGCTTAAGTAATCAATGCTACTATTATAGTTCGTTATCTCTAAAGGAGGAATGCCAATGGAGAGAATCAAACAAAGTTTGAGCGATGTAGTTCATAATTGGACTGTTATTATAATGATAACATTATTTTTATTTACAGTCCAGCCTGGTCCTACAATCAGTCAAGCTTTAACAACTGCGCCTGAGAAGGTACAAAAAACCGAAAAACAACTAAAGAGAGAAATAATAAATAAGTTCAGCAATGAAACTTATAAGCATTCTGAAATGCTTGCAGCCGAAGATTTAAAAGATTTATTATGGGCTGTAGGATTTGAAGGAATTGCTTTAAAAACAGCTTGGGCTGTTGCTAGGGTAGAGTCTAACGGGAGACCGCTTGCTCTAAACGACAACAAATCAACTGGCGATAAATCTTACGGGATTTTTCAAATTAATATGCTTGGGGAACTAGGCATAGATAGATTAGAAAAATTTAATTTAGTTTCAAATAAGGAATTATTTGACCCAGTAACAAACGCAGAGATAACGTATTATATGACCAAGGGCGGAAAAGATTGGTCATCATGGCCTAACTCAATAGGAAAGGCCAAGGAGTTGATTAATCAATTCCCTAAAGCTTAAGGAGCAATTTTGCGACGGATACAATATGTATCTCAATATATAGCTTTATCAGAAGATGGTCTTGTGCCTAGGCTTGAGTGCCCAATGGACCAAGGCCTTCTTCAATCTAATTTAGATTTGGAAGACAATATATACTTATATTGTTTATCATGCTCCTATAAAAAATTTATTGGAGAAAAATTGTATAGCGACATGAAAGAAAGAGTTGGTAAAAATGTCTGACGATAACAAGCAAGCCAAAAATCTTGAAGATAATTTGCCTATGGTAAATTATATAATGCTACATAGAATATATGATGTTTTAACGTTATTGGCAAAATACTCATCAAAGGATGATGGGGATGAAGTGGCTAAATTGATAGAGTATCATGAAAAGGGATTTTTATTAGGCCCAGCCCCTGCATTTACAACAGAAGGTGGAGACTCAAATGAATAAAGAAGAAGTAGTAAAAATAATGGTTGATGGCTTTATTGAAGATATGAGATTGATATATTCTAATGCTGGAATTTCTGATGAGGAATCTGAGCAGCACATAGAACAAGGGAAACCTTCTTTTGAAGCAATATCCTTAAGTATGTATGATAGATTAGTAGAAAAATCAATTATTAATTTATAATTATTAAGTGATATAATGTAATATATGACTTTTAGAAAAGAGGAAATATTATGTTTTATGATCATCCACAATGTATAAAATTAGCTGACAGAATTTATATATTTAAAAATATTATTCCTAAAGAAATGTCAGAAACAATTACTAAAGATTTAAATACTTTTGTTAGAGGATCAAATGACAATGACTGGAGTGTTAGAGACTGGTATCAAGATAAAATGACTCATTCTTTTCCAAGCAGCTTCCCGCTTTGGAAATTTATGTCAGAATTAATTCATCCAGAAATTGTTATACACCCAGTTACAAACTTTATGATGGCAATGCCTGGAGATGAAGGAATGTTTGTTCATTCGGATAGCCCAGGAAAAGGCAACTGCCACATGTTATTAGAAATTGATCAATGGACCACTTGTTGTGAATTAGAATATGGAATGATTGCATATTTTGGAGAATTTACTGGTGGAAAATTATTTTATCCGAATATAAATCCAGACGGTAGTGTAAAAGAAGGTTTAGAGATTAGCAAAGAAAGATTAGAAGAGCCTTGTTTTGAAGTCCAGCCTGAACCAGGAGATATAGTTTTGCATGGGGCATGTTCTCCATATGATCATGGAACAAGAGAAACTGAATCTGGAGTTAGATTTGCATTTTCCTGTTTTGCATTATTAGCAGAAGATAACCCAGGCACATTTTATAATTATAAAACTCCTGAATGGTATGAACAAATAGGAAAATATGAAAATCCTACAGAAGACCAATTAAATGAATGGAATTCTCCATTAAGAGCTAACCCTCAGTTTGCTGAAATGATAGAAGAAAAAACAAAAATAATAAATGAAAAAATGTTAAATAAAAAAAATAATATTATTGACTTAGAAAAATAATAATTATATACTTATTTTGTAAGTCGAGCTTAGGCTCCTTACGTAGCTACAATAAGTAGCAAAACCCAATCGGATCCGCCTCTGATTGGGTTTTCTGCTAGAATATACTAATGGATAAAAATTTAAAATATTGCAGTAGATTTAATTTGCATGGATACACAATAAATCCAATTAAAGATATTCAATGGCTAAACAACATGCTGTGTGGCCTTTTTACGTACTCAGATAATCACTTATGTGATTACGGTAGAGGCAAAATGCATTTGAATTATTTAGGCAAACAAATTGGACTTCCCTATATTGTTAAAATAGAAGAGCCTGGAAATGAAGGTTTTATTGCTACTCAATATATGACAAACGGATATTTTGTTATGAAAATATTAGATAGCGTTTATCCTGCTGAAATTAGGTTTGATTTGTTTTTGACTGAACCTTTAGTTGACGCCGAACTATTGATAGATCATCTTTGTGCCCCAGCAATTCCATTTGATGGCCCAGGAGTATTTGATTATACCTATTCATTAACTCATGAAAATGCACCATTTCATCATTTAAATAAATCTGATAGATCAAAATCTTCTTATTATATAAATGAGCCAATGTTAAAAAATGAATCTAGCAAGGCTTGGTCTATAACTTTAAATGAGTTAAATAGCATTAAATGTCATTTTTGTGAAAAAAATGCCGTTCGCTGGATAATAATTGGTGCTCCGTGGGAACCTTTAAATCCAGGAGAGTCTAGGGATATAAATCTTCCTGAATTTAAAACTGTTACTGTGTGCGATGATCATTTAGTAAAGGGTAGATATAGAGAAAAAAATTCTGATAAAAAAGAGGATTTCTGGACTAACTTAGAAAACTTACATGATTTAAAATACGATAAAGATCAAACCAATAAAGACTACAGCTATAATGAACCTTTTAAACCAAATGAGGGTATAATAGAGTCATGAGTCCAAGACACTTTTCTAAGCAAATGTTTAGTCCTTATTTTCAATCAGAGCATTATAGGAATGAAAGTAATGAGCTTAGAATGCAAAATAAATTTGAAGCCTTTCTTAAAAAAATATTTTTCTGGGGTAAACTATTTAAAAACTAAAAATTTTCTTTTAGGGTATGGGGGAATGCCTTCAGATTCTATATCTGGCATATCCATGTAAGCTTTGAAATAAACGTCTTTTATTTTACACAACTCTTCTATCTTATCAAAAGCAGAATGATTATGAGCATCTCTAGAATACTCTATAACTGCTATTTTAGATCTTTTAAATAACTCTAAAAATGCGTCCCATTGTTCTTCTGGTCCTTGTATTGCTAGACCTAGACATGATAATGAAAAATTAATTGGGTTAACTTGTTCCAAAAATATCTTAACATCTTTATTATATCCGCCTTCAAATGTATTAAGGGGATCTATAGATATTAGTTCTCCATTAACTTTAAGTGGAACTTTATAGGTACCCACATCTACTACCAAGGGTTCGTCTGCTAAAAAATACTCAGCCATTCTTTGTCTAATAGTATAAGGAGTCTTATTTAGATATTCCCATAAAAACGGGCCCTGCATAATTTTTGTCATGTATTGATCTTCCATAGTTATAGGATACTAAATCCTCTCAATAAGTGCAATTGCAAAAATTTCAGTGCGTCGAAAGTAGAGAACCCATACTTACCCCTAGCTATATACCCAGAAAATTGGGATATAGGCCTTAGAAGGCTTTTAAAGGCTATTTTAAATTTATGCTAAGATGTAGGCAAATGCTATATATGCCATCATAATAATTAAAGCACTTGCTACTAATTTCTGATAAATAGATCTCATATATGTATTATATATCTGATATATATCTTAGTCAACTAGAATATATATGTAGATTATATAGACCACCATATAGCTGGAGGATTAGGACCAACTACGTATGTATGGACCTTATGGCATCTATTGATGTATTCCCAATCAGTCTCATGATCTACTGGTATTGGTCTAAGATCAAAGTCCCAAATTCTTATTTCCCCGCTTTTTTTACTATCCTTCGATGAGTTCTGATTCTGTGGCAATTTGAACACACTATCTCGCATTTTGCTATTTCCTCATCTATTTTCTTTTTAGATAATGTAGGGATGAGTTCCATTACATTTTTTTGCTTACGCCCACGGACATGATCAAAATCCATAACGTAGTATGGATAAGAAATTTTACAATCCATACAAGGAGTAGAAGACTTTAGCTTTTGGATATATTCTATCAAAAAAGCTTTATGTTTACGATCAGTCGTCTTCTCCGACTTCATAACTTAAGTATATCTTTATATTATTATAATCTATTATATTATGTTCTTTTAATTGGATACTTCCAGATTTGGAGCATACAACCCCTACACCCCTTTTTTTGTAAAAGGACCCCGAAATTGTCTTTTAAGGTTGTAAGCCTGCAATTCATCGGTTGAATAATCTATGGATTAGATCATCAGACTAATAACTTCCGTCATTGTCGCACTTGGAGTTTAACCCCTTGATATTATCTCCGAAAACTGTCCAAGGCTAAGATTGTAGCATTTAAAAAATTAGTCTGTCAACCTAGGTGCTTTATTAAGATACAAATTTTGACTACCGCCAGCCTCTACGGGTTCTCTAAAACAAGAAATCCAGCCAAATTTTGTATGAATGTAAAAAGGAATATATATTTTATTTCCAGATTCAATAAGAGTAGATTCGTGTTGATGTTTTATTCCATCAAAAATAACAATACTTCCAGCAGAAGGTTTAAACCTAATTCCAAGATTAACAAAATTAAGTTCTCCGCCAGTATATTTGTCATTTAAATAAATTAAAGCAGCTAAATCCATAGATATTTTATCATCCTCTGTAGTACCAGCTAGACCAGTTGCGTCTACGTGAACTGGCATAGCTGTTCCAGGTGAATATTTTCTTATAGGATAGTTTTTGCTAATGTATTGAAGTTTAGGAAAATCTGGATTTTGTGACCAATAATAATCTAAAACTTTTTTAAATGGTAAATCTATTAATTTTAATATTTGATATGCCTTATTGTGGGTTTCTGAATCTGGTACTATTCTTGGCCAAATTCTACCATAATCATTTATTGACATATCCCAGTCAACAAACTTATCTACACCCATGGGGGCCCCTCCTTCACCAGCAGATAGGGGCTTATCGATAATTACTTCATCTGCTCCTCTAGCATAAGTATCACGCCATTCGGACCAATCTGGTATAACGCTTGTAATATTTTTATTGTCCTCTAATAAAGAAAGAAATTTTTCTGCTTCTGGAATAGCGTTTTCAAAATACCAAATGTCTGGATGCAATATAGAAAGTTTCATATTGACATTATACCAAATGTAGCTCCAACGGGAATCGAACCCGTCTTTCCGCCGTGAAAGGGCGATGTCCTAACCGATAGACGATGAAGCCAAAACTAAGATGCTATAACAATAGAAAGAATAACTATTACTGTCACAAATGCGCCAATTGCCATTGCGCCTTCTGGTGTTAATTTATTATGCTCCATAATTACCTCCTTGTAATATATGCTGGTCCACCAGGGCTCGAACCTGGGACATCAGAGTTAACAGCTCTGCGCTCTGCCAGCTGAGCTATGGACCAATTCGGTTCAGTATACTATATTTGCTATAATTAGTAAATGAATGTTGAGAAATTAGATGAAAATTGTTATTATTACACTGACTTAATTCCTAAAGAGGAATCTGAATATGTTTTATCTATATTAAAACAACCAGAAGATTGGGTTCAAATTTATAACAAAGGTTGGGTATACAACCCAAACCGTGACCCAGAGATAAAAGCAAACCAAAGCGGAATGATAGCTTTTAGAAAAGAATTTAATGAAAAAAAATATCCAGAAGTTAATAAAATAATAAGCAAAGCATTTTATGTAGCAGCAGAACATTATGCAAAAGAAAAAAAATTAGATAATGTTAAACCGTTCAATGAGTTTAGTCATATAGACAAGCACTGTCCTGGTACCGTTTACGGGACACACATAGACACCGCTCCAGTAGATTTAGAAAGCTACTCTATTCTCTTTTACCTAAACGACGACTACGAAGGTGGAGAAATTTCTTTTAGTCTACCAGATCCAGACAAAAAAATTGAAGTAGTAAATGGAAATCTTGAGGTAGGCCCAAATGGCTTGTATCCGCCAGATCATGAAAAAAATAAAGACCTGGTTTCGTTTTGGTTAAAGCCAAAAGCATTTAGCGTACTTATATTCCCACCACTTAAGCCACATATTTATCCACATACGGCATATGAAGTTAGAAATGGGGACAAGTATTTAATTAAAGGTCACTGGCAAGTAGAAGAAGGCACTTCTACAAACTTTGTAAACGACCCGTATATTAAAGACGACGGAACTAAGTTTACAGAGTATGAATTAAAGATAGTTAACCCTGGAGCTAGCATAGAAGGTGGAATAGTCCCAGATGAGTACAAAAAGTTTTATATTTAAAGTAAAAGTGCGTCGGCGGAAATAAGAGAGTATTTTATACCCAATATACTAACATCTCTTAGCAATTAAACAAAGTTTTGGTAGTATAAAAGAAGCATACTCTTCTAAATGTCTAGAAAAATACTCATATCCTAAATGATAATCATTTCTACCATTACATTCTCTATCATTATTATGACAACAGTTATAGCCACAAAATTCGTTAATTCTAGCTTCTGGGGTAGATCTAAACTTACCTATAGCATCATCTATTAATTTTTTAAATACTAGTTGACCAGCATCTGACCCTATAAGACTATTGTTATAAGGATCTTTTTGATCTTCCATATATGTATGAATAATTATTGGATTTTTTTCATTTTCTATTTCTATTATATCGTCTAAAGGACGAATACATTCCCAATCTAGATCTGAGTACACCCCGCCAAATTTATATAAAACTACATATCTCCATAAATCTGCTTGAGTAAGTCTGTTACAGTCTTTATAAAATTTTAAAAATTCTTCCCCGCCATAATCTCTAATATGCTCTAATCTTTTTCTAGCACTAGTGTATCTATAATCCCATGTAGGATTCATATTTTTCCAGCTATCTACACTTTTCTTAAAAGTATCTGGAAGATCCTCTAATTCCCACTCATGAGTTTGCCATATTATTTTAGGGATCATGTTCTAATTATATACTACATATAATCCTAGTCGACTATAATATTCATATCTACCAAAATGTTAATATAGATTTTATTTGTATGATCCACGTATTTAAAATGTCCGATTTGTCCAGATAGAGCGACCATATGTGAGGCACATCACACGATTATTCTAAGATTTATTTTGAAATGTCCGACATGTCCGATTTGTGATAGGCAAAATGTCAGTCCCCCCTGTTAGGATTATAGTATAACAAATTAAATAAAGAATTAGAGCGTGAGCCTAGCAAATAATCCCAAAAGGGTGAGCCTAGCAAATAACCGCTCTCCAAGAAAGTATCTTAGAAAGGATAACTTAAAATGAATAAACTAAATGACATCTATACCGAACTTTTGTTCGAATATAATCATGGCGGTATCAAGTCCGATACTGTTAGCCGTCTTAGACTTACTAAGTCTGAGCGTGTAGGTCTGATGACCTTAATCATGGCGGAAACGCCACGCTGCTCTGAGGAGTGTGAGGTATCTCACGCCACGCTCTAAGCGTGTCGTGTTGATATTGTCGGTCAGTAATGATAGTCTTACCTTAATGAACAACCTAACGAAAGAAGGACAGAAAATGGATAAACTAAACGAGGCACTAGAGGCCTTACAACAAGCAAACAGAGTGTTTGCTGAAATGTTCGACATAGATGAGAGCGAGGCTAACTAATGTTATTTTTTGATTGGGTAGAGGATTATCCTCATATTGTTTTGCCTATCGTGTTAGGCACGATAACTCTAATTGCTATTGTCGGCGCTATTGTTAGTGGAGGTAATAACTAATGAAACTAACCTACTCAATTTGGCAAGGCTCTTTACAAAAAGGCACACTAACCGCTAAGAGCATTAAAGAAATTATCGCTCTAGTTAATGAATTAAACGAGGCAAACCCTCCGCTAAAATTCGAATACCTAATACATAAGATAGAGCAGGTGAATAACTAATGATGACTAAATGGGACACTATTCAAGCGGACATAGCAGACGCTTATGCCTACTTAGATGAGGCCGAAAAGTTAGACAAACATAACGAGGAAAGTCTATTTGATGAGGACATGATTAGCATGGACGAGGTAATCGAAAAAGGCTTAACACTAGATTGGGAGGAATACGAATAATGAACTTAGAATTATTTATAGATAGCGAATACTTTTCGCTATATATTAACGGGCTATGGCCTAATGGTGTCGGTATAGATATTCCAACATGGCTACTAGTTGGCTCTATTGCTTTTGTTTATTCTATCGTATTACTTAGGAGAGATAAATGAAATCACAATTTGAAAAGGATTTAGAATTAAAGGAAAGTTTCTGCCAGATGTTAGATGAGATTTATCCTACTTATAAAATCGGAGTATCAACATTCACCGCCAGCGAAATCTTAGAGTGTTGCGATCCGATTGCGTTCTCTATTGGTTTAATTGAGCATGAGGAATATATGCGTGAGGAAGGTCACATAGACTAAACGGCGTGTCGCCTTGACAAAAGGCGGAAGCGCCCACAAAAGCTGTGGGGGCAAAATGTGATTTAAGACACATTAAAAAAAAGCCCTGAAATCTGTGGATAACTTTCGGGCGTGTCGTGGCGTGTCGGGCGTGTCGTCCACAGGCTAAATGTGATTAAGAACACATAAGTTGAGCGTCTCAAAATATGGGATTACTCACAAGTAATATGCAAATTGTCGGTGGGTTAGAGTATAATATCGGCATATAACAAAACGAAAGGAAGTGGCTAACAATGGCTAACTTATACACAATACAAGATTTACTAATTGGTAAAATCTATAACTCAAAAACTCTGCGTGGAGAAATTATCTCAGCAGATAAATCAGATATTTTTTATGAAAATGCTGAAGGATATTTGGTTCAGGTTAAATCTGATACTGGTAAATATACTTACCGAAATATAGCGGTTAAGGTAGGTGAGTAAATGGGATACATAGAAATATTTCGCTTAGATGATGAGGGTGCTGGCTGGGTAGATTTATCCGAAGCCACCCCTGATGAATTACTAGATTTAGAAATCGGGTTATTTAATGAGGGTGCGCTTTAGGGCGTGTCCTTCCCACTTTGTCGGTGGCTTAGGCTATAATTACATTAACAACAACGAAAGGAAAACTATAAATGGGAAATCTAGCAGAAATAATCGGGGTCGCTTGCGATGAGTGTGGCGGTGCTGGCTTCATATTTTGGGGCGATGAAAAAAACTATGATGTGGAAAGTTGCGATTGTGTTAAAGATGTGTGGGGTATCTAATGTATAGACTAGATACTTACTATGACGGCAAATTAGAATACACATACCAATTTGCTGACGCATTACAAGCGTTTGAAGCGTTTGCGAAATGTTATGATGTCGGCTTTGCTGATGAATTAGCAACATATAATTTATCTATGCCTAATGGCAAAATGTATACTAAAAACTTTAATCGGATTGGATTGGTGTCGCAGAAATGATGACCCGTAAAGATTATATTGCTACTGCTGAAATTATGAAATATATTTCAGATAAAACTCACCCTGCTTTATTTTCTAAAGTAATTGTGGATTTTGCTTTAATGTTTGCTAAAGATAATCCTAAATTTGACGCAAACAAATTTTATGAAGCAAGCGGTTATCATGTTCCCCAATTTAATTCTAGATAAAGTAAAACGAATACAAGAGTTGCGCCGTAGTAATGCGGCGCAACCTATTCGCAATAAAAAAAAATACACACGCAAAATTAAATATAAAAAATCTGATTTAATATAATTTCGGGCGTGTCGCAGCTTACAACGCAGTCGGGCGTGTCGGCGCCCCCAGGGCTGCGGGGTCGGGCGTGTCGTTAAGAGTGTGACTAAAAACACCCTGAAAAACTGGGTGTTTTCAAATAAATGTCAGCCGTATTAGGTATAATATCAATTCACCCAACGAAAGGTAAACTAATGGACGAATTTGATTTTGATTTAGATTGTAGCGTTGTCTATGATCGGGATTTAGCTCAAGATTGGGCTATGTCAAGAATGGCCGATGCAGAAATGGGGGATTTGTAATGTCGGTTCCCGCTGCTATAATTGCTCCCATGTTAAAAAGATCTAATGATCGCAAGGTTACTAATCTTGTATCTAAAAATGGCAAGACTTCTGCCATTGCTAATACTTTCGGCCTGCCTGCGGGAAAGGAATTCTCATGCCCTGGCGCTACTAGCATATGCGAAAGCGTATGTTATGCGGGTAAATTAGAAAAAGTATATAAGGGCGTTAGAGACGTGCTCATTCACAATTGGAATTTACTTAAGGACGCCGACGAGCCTACTATGGTGGATTTATTAGAAAATATGATTAATGATTTTAGAAAAGATTGTGAAAAGAAAAATGCTAAATTATTGTTCCGTATCCACTGGGATGGCGATTTTTTTAATGATACTTATGCACGTGCATGGCAATACGTTATTTTAACTAATACCGATATTCAATTCTGGGTGTATACACGAGTTAAGTCTGCTGCTCTTATCTTAGACGGTATCGAAAACTTATCTCTTTATTATTCAACGGATGATGAGAATAAAGATATAGCGCATGATCTACGTAAGACTGGTAATAAAATTAGATTAGCATACTTAGGTAAAACTTTCGGCGTTACAGAAAGTACTATGAAAGAATTAATTGGTAAACCTGGCGCTAAATGCCCTGAAAATAATAAAAGCATTCCGCTAATTTCTACTAGCGGCAGCGCATGTGTGTCATGCGGCTTATGTGTTTATGGTAAAGCAGATATAAGATTTTCTGCTACTAAGAAATAAGGGCCCATGGATTTTTTGTTAGGTGAAATAATTGGAGCAATTTTATCAATTGCAATAATTGCTCCATTTATTATTTTTCTTTTTGTTTTGCTATATTCTAAACCTGATACAGATCAAGACGGGCTTAGCGGATAAAAGGCGCCCACATAGCTGCGGGGTCGGGCGTGTCGTTAAGGGTGTGGTATAAATCACCCTGAAAAATATGGGCGTGTCTTAAAAAATGTCAGTTAAGTCTGCTATAATTCCAATCTAACGAAAGGAAACAAATGGGATACAACACAGCAACGGACTTAGCGGAGAGTTTTGACTTAGACCAAGCAATTCTAATCCACTTACAAAGTAATCATTATCCACCCGTTCCATCATCTATGGTAGCACCATGTATTGATGCTATTGATGCTTATTATGCTGATGAACTTAATCAGTTAATCAAACTGCCTGAAGGCGTATATTGGAAAGGCAAACCTGAAGCCCCTGCCTATGCGATTATAGAGGCTCATCACCTACAAGCGTGGCTACCTGAAACCGACTACTAATTGTCGGTGGCTGGTGCTATAATACAACCTCAACGAAAGGAAACAAATGGAAATCGGAACAACATACACAACCACCCAAAGTGGTATTACTGGAGTTATCAAAGCAATAGATAACCACCCAAGCGGAGTTAATCGTATTCTGCTTGATGTAAATGGAACAGACCGCTGGACAAGCGTTAAAGCATAACAAACCAACCCACCTAACGAAAGGCAATACAAATGGCAAGAAGCAAACCCATCAGCGTAAAAATCGCTACAACTAAGGTTATTAAAGCCTTAGAAACTAGGTTAGCCAAATTAGAGGCTGACTTTAAGAAGCAAGACGAAAACGAAGCAAAGTATCGTAAGGCTCAGGAAAAATGGCAAAAAGAAATTGGGGCATGGGCAGTTAGCAAAATTGCTAAAGCAGAAAACCTACGCACCAACTATCGTGCTTGGAACAAAACTCTAAATGTAGATTTTGATTTAATTTGCGATAGCAAAGACTTCCCTGCTGAACCTGAAAAGGACTACGAGGAAATCCACCGCCACTCTTACAATGAGATGAGAGAGGAAATGGAAAACGCTATCCGTATTCTCAAAATGACCGATGAGGATACAGTAAGCACAAGCACCTACAACGCTATCGCAAGATACTTGTAATAATAATGGGGGCTAGACAAACTCTAGCCCCTTATGTTAAAATAGTTGTCCCTACTACAAAAGGAAACAAATGCGGTATAGAGTAGAAATCTATGATGCTAACAAAGCTCATGATCTAACGTTATGGTCTGCAAATAGTTATAATCGTGATGCATTAACTAAGTTAGTTAAAAGTAATTTAAAAAAATTCCAAGGCAATGTTAAAGCATATGTTGTTGATACACAAGAAAACAAAAAAGTATTCGCAGCATTCTTTCCAGAAGAGATTCATAACTTAATCTAATAAACTTGGGCCAGCCTAGTCCCCTGGCCCATTTCCCCTGCCCTCAATAGCTGGGGACTTATCCACAGCCTTACGGCACCCTGTGGAAAACCCCCGCAAATTCATGTCAAATAAGATAGACAATGTCAGTCGTGTATGTTAGAATAAGCATTCAACCAAACGAAAGGATAAAATGGCTCATAATCTCGAAGAGCAAGATGGTCAAGTAGCATTTGCATTGCGTGGTGCACCTGCTTGGCATAATCTTGCAAATCGCATTTTCGCTCAAGATGAAAATGTAACTACCGCAACAATGCTTGAAGAAGCAAAGTTGAATAACTGGAATGTCCGCTTGTCAGATGTTGCAGATCATATCCCAAACACATGGAGAAATACATCAGACAATTTCTTTGTCATTCGTGATAATCCATTTGACCAAGGCACTGATGTTTTATCAGTAGTTGGCAAGCGATACAAAACTGTTCAGAATGAAGAGTTATTCGCATTTGCTGATAATGTATTAGATAACGATTCTGCTAAATGGGAATCTGCTGGCTCAATTAAAAAGGGCAAAGTTGTATTTGGCTCATTAGATATACCTAGAGAGATCGTATTAGACCCACAAGGTATTAACGATAAAACTAAGTTATATTTAATTGTATGGACATCTCACGACGGTTCAGTTGCGGTTCAAGCAGCAATTACACCCGTTCGTGTTGTATGCCAAAACACTCTTAATCTTGCAATGAAGGGCGCTAAGCAATCATTCAAGATTCGTCATACACAAACTGCCGAAGGTAGAATTGTGCAAGCCCGTCAAGCATTGGGATTAACATTTGCATACGCAGATGCATTTCAAAAGGAAGCGGACGAATTATTCAAGCAATCAATTACCGATAAGCAATTCTCGGATTTGATTCGCAATCTATACCCAAAGCCTGAAGCAGATGTTAAAGGCGCATTAAAGAAGTGGGAGAATAAGGTTGTTTTAATTGATGACCTTTATCATAACTCACCAACTAATAACACAATTAAAGGCACTGCTTGGGGTGCGTTTAATGCATTGACTGAGCGTTTAGATTATTACCGTACCGCCCGTACTGGTAACACCGAATCGCTAAATGCTGGTGCAAGTGGTTTCGATCCAATCATTACCGCAGAGAAGAATAAAATTCTCAAAGCGGTTAAGGCGTTAGCCTAATCAACTGGGGCCCGAAAGGGCCCCACATCTAGGTCCATTAGCTCAGTTGGTTAGAGCGCTACCCTGTCACGGTAGAGGTCGACGGTTCAAGTCCGTTATGGATCGCAAGCCCCCAGACGTAAAGGCCATTTTTCTTTTTTACGGCATGTGTATAAAAAGCCCTGAAATCCTTGATAATGTCAGTTGACTCTGCTACAATTGCGCTATTCAACGAAAGGAATAATATGCCTAACTGGGTGTATAACACATTAACAATCCAAGGTCCAAAGTCTGAGATAGATTTTATCAAAGATAAACTTAACGAGCCATTTATGGTATGGCACGATAGTTGGAATATGGAAACTATGAAAATGGAAATAACAGAATCAACTTACTCTAATCCTGTCTTTGCATTTTGGAATATACATTCTCCACTACAAGACGGTATTACAATGCAAGAATATGTTCAACAGCCTACACGACTAGGAACAGACACGAGTGCACCTGATTGGTTTGCTAAAGAGGTAGCGCATGCTATGACTCAGAAAGATTGGTATTCATGGAATACAACTAACTGGGGAACTAAATGGGATGTAGCCGTATCAGACGGTGACGAGTATCCTGATACTGAATTACTTGAATACACATCAGACGGTGATGATAACTGGTTGGTATATAAATATAATACTGCTTGGTCACCTGCTGTAACTATATTAACTAAACTAAGTAATCTTGTTCCTAACTCTTTACTAACCCTTGAATTTGAGGAAGAAACAGGTTGGGGCGGAGAATACGAGATTGTCCGTGGTGAGGTTAACGAATTAATGGAATATCAAAATCGTTGCTATGCCTGTCAATCTTACAATACAATAGAATACTGCGAAGAGGGATGCGGTGAATTCTGTGAACTTTGTAATCAAGGATCTTGGCAAGATGAACAGGCCATGGCAGAATGCAGTGTTCATAAGGTTAAAGTATGACTGACAAATGGTTTAAGGATACATACCTTTGCACTAATTGTGATGCCTTGATTGAGGTAACACGAAAAGGGGAAGCTACAAATATTTCACACTGTTTGATACGGTCCACCTTATTGTCAGTGCAAGATGCTACAATACTCCCAACCAACGAAAGGAATAAAATGGAAACATATGGAGCAACAATAACACCTGCAGTACCTAATGAGTATAACTCTAATCTACTTGTAACTTACAAGAAGATTTTTAACGGGGAGACAACTTACTCGACAGAGAAGGTAGTCGACATCGAATGGGCCCTTGAACAAGGTCGCCGTGCTGATGATTTATACAATGGCCTTAAACTTAAAGTTAATGAGTTAGAGGAACTTCTAGTTGAATTGTATAATCCTAATTATACAAAAGAAGAAGCGCTTCAACAAATATCAGAACTGTTTGGCTTTGAATTATCAAAGACAGTTACAGTAACTGGAACTATTAACTTTGAAGTAACTGTTCAGGTCCCACTTGATGAGATTGATAACTTTGACGCTCATTACAAACTCGGAGATGAACTTTCATTAACATCATATGGCAATGATGTTGAAGTAAATGATTGGTCAATTGAAGACACAGATGTGGATTGGAACTAATGTTTTATAAATTAAAAGCAGATTCATCCAGGGCGTTCCATTTTTCTATATGGGACGCTGAGGTTGGAGGATTAGATCCTGATTCATATAACAAAGAAACATTGACTTTCGAAATAGGAACTGGTAACATTGAGAAGGTAACTAGATTAATATCTAAGCACCAACTTAAGGTTTTAGTCGAAAGTAAATATGCTGATAACGAATTGGCATATAGATATGATAGGATGTTAAATGTCTGATTATAAAGATGGATTCCAAGAAGGCTATAAGTTTGCCCGTGAAGAAATGATTGAGAAGTTACGGGAGATTGATATCGCTGACATTGATTCATGGTTATTAGACAGACTATCAGACATGATTGAAAGTAATAAACTATGAGCGAATGGATTAAATGCGATTCTTGTCCAGCTCAGGCTAAATGGATAATTAGATTTGTTAATAAGTCAGATGTAGATACAGTGGGAGGGCTTACATCAAATGAGCTCAGCTTCTGTAGCCACCATTTAAACAAGAATAAACAGGCTCTTGACAAAGTAACACTAGAAATAGTAGAATTAAATAAAACAGAAAAAGTCCCTCAACTAGAAAAGGCGGAAATATAATGGGAGATAGAGCAAACTACGTATTCGTAGACGGAGCAGGCGACACTATATGTCTGTATGGACATTGGGCTGGATATAACATGTTAGGTAAATTGGCGGATGCTGTCATTGCTGCCCGTCCCCGTTGGACAGATGAATCATATGCTACACGTATTGCGATCAGTCAATTAATCGGAGATCAATGGAACATGGAAACAGGCTGGGGTCTTCAAGTAAATTCAATTGGAGATAACGAGCATAAGATTGCTGTTATCAACTGGAAAGATCAAACGTTCTCGCTACATGAGCAAGACGATCACCGAAACCTTGAAAACAAAGTTCTTGGTATGAAGAATGAAGCAATTTTTACCATGGACCTATCGGCGTTCTGTGAGAAGTATGCGCTGGAAAGATTACTCGTTTAGTGTGATATAATTTGAATAGGCCTTGTGCCTATTTATATAAATGGTGCATCTCCTCTAGATGCTAAGTAAGGCAGGTTTTTCCTTTCGTTGAGGTCCTAGCAGCCATTTATCTTAGTCCCCGTGATCCCATACACGGGGGCTTCTCTTTTGCGCTCACGGGTGAGGGTAGCATATGTTGTTTACGACAGTCAAATATATTTCCCTGAAATCTCAAAGCTTGGACATGTGGTGTGAAACACACCTATATTCTATATACAATGTCAGTGGTCTGTTATATAATTAAGGTCCTAGCGAAAGGAATATATGGGATAT